ATCACTTACCATGTATGGGTTTTGAACTCCATTAGGTAATGTAGGTCCTGAGATGTATCCTGTCTTAGTAATATTAGATATCATTGCTCTGTTTAAATCCATTCCTTGTTCATAAAATTTCATTGCTGTATCTCTAGTAAATAATCCTATTCCTAATGCCATTACTAAATCGTCATTATAACCATTTTGTGCTTGTGCTTTACCATTTTGCCAAATAAACACACGCAGTTCTTCTAATAAACGTTTTGATCTAAAGATAAAAGCTTTTTCTCGAATATACGACTCCATTTTGGAAATAACAAGAGGTCTTGTTTTAGTTGATGTTGTAAATCCAGGAACTGTTTGTTCAGATTCCATTTTAGCTAACCATTTATCCATATGCATTTCGCCATAAGCACGAGGTGAATAATATAACTTAGGATAATCTTTTTCTATAATTGTATTAACTACATCCCAACCTACATTAGCATTTTCGACTACAAGCAAAGCATTATTATACTCAGAAGCAACTGATACAAGCATATTTCCGTAAGTACGGGTGTCAATTTGTGATTTATATTCAGCTACTTGTTCACACGTTGTAGCATCGATAACATGGAACGCCGAGTAGTCACTGCCATCACCCCTAGCAACGTCAGCACAAACAATATACTGCTTACTATAATCAGGATAATTCCAAATCCAAAAGTCACCACCCATGAAACGGCGTTCAACAGGATCTTGTATATAAGTTTCTTCATAAAAAGATAATAAATCGGGTTCAACTACTGAATTTCCAGATCCTAAAAAGTCACAATCATACTCTTGAGCAAATTCTCTAGGTGACATATTTGCTCGTTCTCTTTCTTCCCAAGCTGTATCTCTATCTGGGTGTAAGCTCCAGGGAAGTTTAATTGCTTTAAAATCGTTTTTACCTATTTCAGCTTCAGCATACATTTTATGAAACCAGTTACCTACACCATTTGGAGAAGATAGAGCAATAATCCCTCCACCAGTTGCAATTGTAGGTTTAATACTTGTATAAATTCTATCAATACCTTCAATAAACGCAGCCTCATCTACTAACAATAAAGATACTGCGTAAGATCGACCTGCATCTGAAGCAGCAGATGTAGCTACAATTTGGGAATTATTAGCTAATTTAAGGGATAATTTATTATCTGAAACTGGTTTTTGATTACCTTTCAACCAGCTAGGTAGATTGTTGTACATAAATTGTACTTTTTCAACCATTCCTTTAGCTGTTTCCTGTTTAGTTGCTATACAAAGTACAGTTTTATCTTTATTAAATAACATTGTCCATAAAGAAAAACCTGCTGTTAAGGTTGATATTCCTAACTGACGTGATTTATTAATAATAGTAAATCGATGATTTCTAAAATCATTTAATACTTCTTCCTGGAAGGGGTATAAATGAAATAATACTCTCCCTTTAATTGGATGTGTAATGTAACAATATTTTCTAAAGAAATGTACAGGGTCTGTGGCGCATTTAATATACTCAGACTTGATTATTTCTTTAATATTAGCTTGACTCATGTATATAAATATATAAAAAAGGTCCAATCTTACGATTGGACCAGCGCATGGGTTTATTGCAAGGTAGTCTTATTTTGCTAGCATCATATATGTTAATCCACCAATAACTAATCCAGCTCCAATTTTAACAAATTTACTTTTAAGCTTTAACTTTTGATTTTCTAATTGAAGAGCATTGTATTGGAATTTCCAATCTTTAATTTGTGTTTCTTGATTGGTCATTATATTTTTGTATTTATCTTCTTTAGAAAGAAACTTAGCAATAACACTATCTTTGTTTGCTATTCTTTCTTCATTTAAAGCAATAATATCATCTTTTACAAGTATAGTTTGTTTAACACCATCTAATTCTACTAAATCTTTAGCAGCTGATACTAACACAGGTTGAGCTACAGGTAAAGGATTAGTAACTGTGTCTATTGGATAACGCTTATAAAAGGCACTTATTAATTCTTGTTCTGTATAGCTATCAACTTTATTTTTTTCTACTTCAACGTATTTAACAATTGTTTTAACTTTATCTTTTTGCTCATCTAATTTTTCTTGTAAATCAGCATCTAATTCATTTAAAACTAAAATTGTAGAATCATCTTTAGCAATTTCAACTTTTAAAGAATCAACAGCATTTACTAAACTATCTTGTGTTGCTCTAAATTGGTCTGATAAGCTGTAGTATTGTACTTTATTAAATACTAACCATACTAGTAATAATACAACAATAATTGGTAATATAAATTTTTTCATATATATTTTTATTTTTTAATTCCGGCGTAATATTGCATTCTACCTTTCATCCATTCGTCTAATTGTTCTTCTTCATCATCTACTTTAGGTTCTTCAACTGGCTTGCCTGTTAACTTAGCTTGGCGTTTTTTAAGATATTCAGAACTAGCTAATAAAGTATCCATTTTCTTTTGTAATCTATCTTTAAGAGCACGTAAATTTTCTACTTCGGAGGATGGTTGATCAGCAATATCTCCAGCTGTTCCTCTATAGCGTTTTGCTTTTAAAATATCGCTTTTAACTCTAGCTAAACGAGTTTCAAGATCAGTATATTGCATAAATGCTTCATAATCAGCATCTGACATTCCTCCAGCTGCAATATTTGCTTTTTCAATTTCACCTGCATCTGGTTCTTCTTCACCTGATGCCATAGCTTTAGCAAACGATGCTTCAATTTCTTCATCACTCATTTCACCTGCTACACCACCTTCAATTTCTCCTTCACCACCTGCTTCTTCACCTGCAGCTGGTTCAGCAACAGGGCGAGTAAGACGAGGTGCTCTTTGTTCTCCTGATGGTATAATAACACCATCAGCTACAAGAGCCATAAAATCAGCGTTAATTGGATTTTGTTTATCATATCCTAAAGCAGAAGCTACATCTGTTTTTGACATTGGTTCTTCAGTAGCTTGCATTGCTGTAATGATTCTAGCTTTTTTGCCTGTAAAATCAGCAGCAGCAGCATCAGGAGCTAATTCGTAGCGTACTGATACATTAGCCATTTCATCTATATTTTCATCTTCAACAATCTCTTCTCTTCCAGAGGCAATATCACTTTTTTTAGCATTTAAAGCAGCAATTTTTTTATTAATTGCAGCTAATTCTGCATCTTTAGCTGCTTTTTCGGCTGGAGGGATATCAGCTTCGTTTAATACTTCTTGTATAGCTTCTTGTACAATTTTGCGTAATTCTGATTTGTTCATTTTATCTGTAGTGTTGTGCATATAAATATTAAATGTTTTGTAAAATTGTAGCGATACGTTCTTCAGTTGTACCTTCTACCTTAATTAATTTATTAGGTTTATATTCTTCTAATGCCATTTGAATAGCAGTATCAATTTTTACACGATATCCTAAATCAGTTTCACGAATACCATTATTTTCCATTTCAACACCACGTGGAGATACATAAATAACTATATCATAATAATCTTTAAGATTCATAGCTGCTTCAACAAATGTACGTTTCTCATAATCATTAATTGATTTAGCACCTAATGTAAATGAACATACATCCCATATTGTGCGATCAGTAATAATATTATCTACTAATAATTCACTAGCACGTTCAGCTAAAAATACAAATTGACCACGCAATGTAGAATCAGTATTAAGTGGAATACCTAAATCACGTAAATATTTACTACGTTCAGTTTGTACACTATGATCTTTAAATTGATCAAGCTCACCTAATGCTCTAGCTAATGTAGTTTTACCTACACTCATAGTACCAGCTAATCCTATTCTCATTTTTAATTACGTTTGTTTATTTTATTCATTTGACGTGCTGTTTTTTTAATTTGTTTTTCTTCTTTAGCACGTAATTTGATTGCTTTTTCTGCTCCTGCTTTATATTTAATATCTACAGAAACAGGACCTCGTTTAAATTTCTCTAAATCAAAAGTCCATGTTTCTATAGTTTCTTCATCTTCATATACTCGATTAAATTTCATATTATAAAGATAAGATATTAATTTTGCTTAAACTCTAGCACCTGCCGATTTTCCAACTGAAGTTTTATAAAATGGAACTCCATTAACATCTTTTTTAAATTCTTCCCACTGGGTTTTTGTATATTTGACTCCAAATAAATAATATTCTGCTAGGCGCTTATTACCTTGTGGTATAAAAGCAGGCCCATCCCAATTATGCATTTTGCCATCTAAATAGTAGACGATACTACCATCTGTTGTTTTCATTTTCTTCGTCATTGTTATTTTTTATTTTAATATTGTTCTGATTGTGTTAATTCTACAAGGTGGTTGTGTTGGATTAATTTTTCGGCAACATAAATTCCATGAGCACCTGATACTGTTATACCTCTAGCAGATAAGGCATCACCTACAAAGTGTACATTATTATATTCTGTTAATGATAAATTATGATAGTTAACTAAGGGTTCAGGTGATAGATATTTTACTTCAGGCATATAAATTCCCCAATCATTTCCCATTTCGGGAAATACGATTTGCATTTCAGTAATAAAATCCTCAACATATTGAGCATATTCTTCACCTAATGCTTCAAATAAAATATCCATTGTATCCACTTGTATAGACGATACTGTATTACCTTCTGAGGTAAGACTTGGTTTGCGGGTTTTATTAGGTGAATAATAGGTACCAGTACCATTAATTTGAAGTTTTTTTACTACTTCTCTACTCCATTCAAATGGATTATCAATACCCTTAATTTCCATTAAAATACCAAAATTGGTCATTTTATTTTCAAATTTCTTACCTTTTTTAGCGTGACCATTATAACTTATATCCCCGTACGTTTCTTCAACAGCGACATAAGCCGCATTATTATTAGTACAAAATGTACGTAACGAAACATTATCAAATTTCTTATATAATTTAAAATCATAGCTAACATCTATTAGTTTTTGAAAGTATTTTTGTGGTGCTTCAAAACGAACTCCAATTTGTACTGATTTAGGTTCATTAGGTAATTTATAATCATCTGCTAATTTTTGAGCAAAATCAATACCTGATTTTCCTACTGCAAATATAAGAGTATCATATTTAGCTTGGTGTGTATCCGTAGGTCCAGCAATTCCAAGTGGATTAAATAGTATTGTATTATTTGTAAAATCAATATCTATTACTTCTGTATTCCACCAAAAATTAACACCTTTATTAACTAAATATTGATACCATGATTTAGCAATCTCATGTAAGAAATTAGATCCAATATGCCATACAGGAAACATTCTTAAACCAAAATATGGTTTAATAAATTTAGGTTCCTCTTGTGGATCAGACATGAATATTTCATCTGGTTTGGGATGGAAACG